ACAGGCTTAATCGCTAGATGCCAGGATTAACCATACTCCGTGTTGTCAGCAACAGCGAGATAGAGCGCACTGAGCGCGAGCGTATGGACGCTGAGCTACAGGCTCGGCAGAATAGCGATCTCATCACGGGTTTGTCAGCGCATCTCAAGACATGCTGGGATGCTGCGCGTATTGCCAAAGACCCGATCAATGATGTGATGCTTAAGGCTCTCCGTCAGCGCAATGGGGAGTATGAAGCAGATAAACTTCAGGCAATTCGCGTTCAGGGCGGGTCTGAGGTTTATATGATGCTGACGGAAGTTAAGTGCCGTGCAGCAGAGAGTTGGTTGCGCGATATTCTTCTGGATACCGGCTCGCCCCCCTGGGACCTGCAGCCCACGCCGATTCCTGACCTGTCCCCCGAACAGTCAGAGGAGGTTCAGACCGCCTTTGCCGAGCAGGTCATGGAGATTATCCAGTCGACTGGTCAGGCACCGAACAAAACGCAGATGCTGGAACTTCGGGAGATGGTCTCCCAAGACTACCGGTTCAAAGTCCTACAAGCGGCCCAGGCCCGGGTCGATAGGATGAAGATCAAGATTGATGACCAGTTCCTGCAGGGCGGTTGGGCGGATGCGTTCAACGAGTTTCTAACCGATCTGGTTACTTTTCCCTGCGCCTTCGTTAAGGGGCCTATTGTGCGCCGCCAGCGCCATCTGGGTTGGACCAAGGGTCCCGGGGGCGCGACTATTGTAGAAGCCTCTGAGCGGCTTGCGCCGGAGTTTGAGCGGGTAAGCCCGTTCAACATCTACCCCGAGCCGGGTATCACTCGGATCAATGACGGGTATATCTTTGAGTATCACAGGTTAAGCCGGTCGGCATTGGCTGATCTTATCGGTGTTCCCGGGTATGATGATCAGGCGATTCGCAAGGTGCTTGATGAAGGGCCGGGTCAGACTTGGGTGTCTGAGCCGACTGAGATGCAGCGTGAGGAGGAGGAGCGCAAGTACTACACCGAGATGCGCCCCACCGACATGTTCGATGCCCTTGAGTTTTGGGGTAAGGTCAGCGGCAAGATGCTCCGTGAGTGGGGTATGGATGCTTCTGAGGTGCCTGATGAGGCGAAGGAATACGATGCCAACGCATGGCTCGTAGGCAACTATGTCATCAAGGCCATCCTGAACTATGACCCGCTGGGCGAAAAGCCTTATGTGAAGACTTCGTTTATCAAGATGCCCGGCGCATTCTGGGGTCGCGGAATCCCCGAGATCATTGAAGATTTGCAGAATATCTGCAATGCCGCAGCCCGTGCTTTGGTGAACAACATGAGCATCGCCTCCGGCCCGCAGGTCGAGGTGAACCTTGAGCGTATTCCGCCAAACGAAGATATTACGCAGATTCACCCATGGAAGATTTGGCAAACGCTGAATGACCCACTTGGGTCTTCTGCCCCGGCTGTGCGGTTCAACCAGCCCAACGATAATGCAGCTACCCTGATGGGGGTTTATGAGCGGTTCAGCCGACTGGCTGACGACCACTCTGGCATCCCGGCCTACATATATGGCGATACCAATGTGCAGGGCGCTGGCCGTACGGCCTCTGGCCTGTCCATGCTGATGGGTTCCGCTGGTAAGGGCATTCGGCAAGTGGTTATGCACATCGACACGGATGTGACCAAGCCGATTGTGCAGCGGCAGTTTGTTTATAACATGCGTTATGACCCGGATGAGTCTATCAAGGGTGACGCGCAGGTTATACCGCGTGGTGCTATCAACCTTGCGGTTCGTGAGACGGTCAACCTTCGTCGTGTTGAGTTCCTCAATGCTACTGCCAACGAGTTTGATATGCAGATTATTGGGGCTGACGGGCGTGCGGCCATCCTACGCGAAGTGGCTAAGGGGCTTCAGATGCCCGCTGAGGACATCGTGCCATCCCGTGAGCGACTGGATTATCAGGCCCGTATACAGGCCCTTGCCCAGCAGGCGCAGCCGCCCGCTCCGNNNNTGTGACCCAGCCAGCCGTGGGCGTTGCCCAGGGTAGATGTCAAGTGTTGACAGAGCTGTGCAAATTATTGCAGGATTCCCCCGAATTGGTGGCAAAATCCCGTTAGGGATAGCTGACCGTTCAACCACGCACACCGAGAGGAGCGTTCTAGTGACCATTCCTGAGCAGGTTCGTCGTCAATCTGAGGCTATTGCCAAGATGTATGAAGAAGGCAACACCGATGCTGCTGCGCCCGCCACTGGGGAAGCTGCGGGTGTGTCTGAAGTACAGGATACGCAAGCCGACAGCGCCGAGAACAATGCACCTGAATCCGCGTCGAACGAGCAACGACGTTCGGATACCACGGGAGACGCTGCTGAGCTAACCTTTGAACAGCGGTATCGTACCCTTCAGGGTATGTATAACGCCGACACGGGCCGTCTTCGGGCGGATAATCAGCAGTTAAATACTAGGCTTTCGCAACTTGAGCAGTTGTTGTCTACCCTTTCTAGTCAGCCCATGCCCATGGCTGCTACCTCAGCAGCAGAGCGGTTGGTAACTGACAAGGATGTTGAGGAGTACGGTGATTCCATTGAGGTCATGCGTCGCGTGACCAAAGAGGAAGTTTCGACGGCTAACCGTCGGATTGCCGAGTTGGAGCATATGATTCGTCAGATGCAGACCAGCGTTCTACCTCGCGTTGAGCAAGTGGCTCAAAGGCAAGCTGCAACGGCTGAGCAAACCTTTTGGTCGGACCTTACGGCTGCAGTCCCTTATTGGAGGGATACCAATGCAGACCAGAAGTTCCACAACTGGTTGCTTGAGGTTGATCCGCTGACGGGGCTGACCCGCCAGACCTACCTTGAGGATGCTCAGCGTAGTCTTGATGTTCGTCGTGTGGCCAGTATCTTCTCTACTTGGCAGGTAATCAGTGGTCAGTCTGTTGCTCAACCAACTCGGGCTGCGCAGGCATCCGAACTTGATAGGCAAGTTTCCCCGGGTCGGGGTCGTTCTAGCGGTGGCGCTTCTGCTACTTCTAACAACACCAAGACCTACTCATCTCGGGACATCGCTAAGTTCTTTGATGATGTAAGGAAAGGGACTTATCGGGGTCGGGAAGCCGAACGCGACCGAATCGAGCGCGATATTTTCGCTGCACAGCGGGAAAATCGCATTGTCGCAAATGGTTGAATGGAGTTAACCCAACATGTCTTTCCCCGTCGCACCGGGTCGCCCTAACTACTCCGGGAACTTTATCCCTGAGATTTGGAGCGGCAAGCTGATCGAGAACTTCTATGATGCCACGGTTCTCGCGGCTATTTCCAACACCGACTACGAAGGCGAAATTCGTAGCCAAGGTGATACCGTTAACATCCGCACGATCCCGAACATCACGATCCGTGATTATGTGAAGGGTCAGAACCTTGTCGTGGAAAACCCCGACAAGCCGAAGCTGCAACTCTTGATCGACAAGGGTGAATACTTCGCTTGCGTTGAGGACGACATTGATCGTGTGCAGTCTGATGTGAAGCTCATGGACATGTGGTCCAAGGATGCTTCTGAGCAGATGAAGATCAAGATCGACCAGCGTGTGCTGACCGATGTGCTGCCTGACATTGCCAGCGGCAACAAGGGCGGTACTGCCGGTGCTCAGTCTTCTGCGTTCAACCTCGGCACGACGGCTTCCCCGCTGTCCGTGACCAAGGATGGCGCTGGCGGCACGGCTTCGGTGGTTGACCTGATCGTCGACATCGGCACCGTGCTTGACGAAGCGAATGCCCCGGAAGCGGGTCGCTTCTTGGTGATCCCGGCCCGCATGGCTGGTCTGATCAAGAAGTCCGAACTAAAGGATGCGTCGCTTGTCGGTGACACCACCTCGGTGATCCGCAACGGTCGCCTTGGTATGGTGGATCGCTTCACGCTGTATGTCAGCCACAACCTGAAGGTTGATACTGGCGGGAAGTACAACATCATCGCTGGCCATAAGATGGGCTTCACCTTCGCGTCTCAAATGACCGAAATGGAAACGATCCGCTCGGAAACGACCTTCGGTAACATCATCCGTGGCCTTCAGGTCTACGGGTACAAGGTCGTGAAGCCGGAAGCTCTGGCTCAGGCCGTTGTGACCTTTGCATAAGGAGCACTTGAAATGACCGCATTTACCGATTCGTTCGGTTTTAATAAGGGCTCCACGGCCTACCCGTCCACCTACACCAACCGCTTCACGGTAGTCGAAATTGATCTTGACTTTGCCAAGATCGCGGCTGCGCGTTCGGCTGCTGGTGTGGCTGCTTTGGCTTCCACCGACACCCT